TTACATCTCCTACTTTGTAACTACGTCGCCGTAGCGGTTAAATGTCGCTGTCTGTGTGGCAGCCGTCATAGAGCCAGGAATTCCACTAGGTAAAGTATAGTTAACTTGGATAAGCAATCCCCCGTTAACGTCATCTGGAACTGCCATTACGCTTCTAAGTCGTAGACTGGGAAGCCATCGAGCAAATGCTCCCCCCACAATCTTTTCTGCGGCAGCAGTGGTTGTGTAGTTGCTTTCAAAAGTTAATGCCCGAATCTGGGTACCAAAGGTAGGCCGAAGTACCCGCTCGCGCTCCTGAGTAAGTAGTACCAGGCGTACTCGGTCTTCCCAAATCTTGCTTTCATCGGTAGACGCTCCAATACCGCCTGAACCGTCAATGCCAAAAGGCAACGAAATTGCTGACTCACTCATAGATATACTCCCATCCATACCGGAAAGTTAGGGTCGCCTTGTTCAAACATAATCCATACAACTTGGTCAATGTCTGGGACTTTGACGTGCGTTGTTAATGTAACTGTGTGGGTGTGGGCCATAGTGTGAGTATGAGCGTTTCCACTAGATGAGGTACCTGTGTTGGCGGCACTACTGCCAGATGAGGTTATAGACAACCCGCCGTTTGTTCCGTGGTCTGAGTCCACAACCACTGGAAGGCACCCAGGAATCCAATCAGTAATAATGTTCGCGCCAAAAAGAGCTGGTACAGATACTTTTATTTTGTTACTGCCGCTTGGATCAGCGTTATCTCGACAAATTCCGCGGTACAAGCCATAATGTTTATCGGACACCTGCACCCCTTAGCTTGGCTACTGCAGCTGCTGATAGGTTTGTTTTAGCGGGCACAGTTCTAATATTAGAGGATGTGCTTGCCCACTTAGGTGAAGAGGTCGCTGTCTTAGTATTGATCTTAGGCTGTGGTCTATTGGTGGTAACGCCAAAACCCGTGGCTTTTGTTTTCCCATTTACCATTTTGGCATTTGTAATAAGTTTAGACACGGGCTTTTTATTGGTCTGGGCAACGTTAGGGGTGATTACTCTTTGTGGTACCGATGGAGGCTGGGTAACTGGTGTCCCCGCATAAGCCGGGTCAGTTGTTCCCAATGAGTCAGTTCCTACAAGAACTTCCGTTGTATATAGGTATTCCTCAAAGATGTGCTCAGTACCAAGGATTGTCCAGTATCCCGAGTAGTCACGACCAATTCCATCAAGATAAATAGGGAGATCGGGGCGCAGGGTGGCGTCCCCAAGTAACGTAGCCTTGCCTCTGTATGGGTACTTTGCCCTTGCGTCCGCTGCAATCGCAACGGAGTTTGCAACGTTAGAGTTGGGAATTACAGCCTTAGTATTAAATCGGTCAAACAATTCAGCTTTGCTGTTGACACGAGTTGTCTTAGGGCGAGATTGGTTTGTTTGGACTATTCCTGATGCAGACTCTAAGGACACGCCGCCTACCGCAGTAGCAGCTTTTACTGCCCCACCATGGTCAGCAGTTTCACTAATCTCTGGAGTAAACTTAAACATGTTCATACCGTTAGGGTTGTTTGCATCCCGGAGGATAGCTCGTCTAGCGGAAACGACGTTAGTCTTATAGTCGTTATCTATTTCATCAAAGTGCAAAGTTGTGTTTTCGGCCCGTAGGGTGTACCCGCACTCTTTAGCTAAGTTAACAAGAAACGCCCAGTCAGATATGCCTGCTTGAACAAGGTGTGAATAAACACGAGGATGTGGCATAGCACTATAGGCAAACCCATGAGATTTTGCTATTTCAGCTACAGCTTGATCTGCTGTTACGTTAGTCCATACTCTTTGATTGGCTTGTTTCATAACATATGAAGCGCCGAGCGCTACAAGTTGCACAAAGTGCTTTCCAGCCGATAGGTCAGGTGTAACTGCGTGAACGTATCCTTGAAATTCTCTAGAACCGCTTGTAGTTTTAATTGTTACGCTAATAGGGGTACCTGGCTGTACTCGTGAGTAATCAAGTCCCCAGTTCTTTACATACATGCTTATCTGTTCGTGCTCATATCGGTCTTGCATAAAAACGGTACGGTACGACAAAACTGCAGGTAGGTCAGTACCTGGAAACTGGATATCTATAAAGTTATACATTTAGAGGGATTCTTAACCGTGTTCCGGGGGCGATGTTGTGAAAGTCGGTAAGCTCCGGGTTGTACTCAGGGATAATCCACCATAGATGTGGTCGCTTATAGTATTGATGAGCAATGTCGTCTAAGCGCTCGCCTTCAGTATAAACATGCGTTGCATACTGGATACTGCCAATATCATCAAATTGGTAAAAGACTATAGCCTTATTATCTCCACCCTCGACTAACTGAATGTAGTCAATGTCGGAGTAGTAGTAGCGAGAGTTAATACTTATCATGGTGTAGTAGCTCCTGGTACCTTACTGGAGGAAGAAACAGCCGCAGATGCCATCAATACAAACGAAAGATCTACTTGGGTGCGTATCGGGATCATCTCTTCGGTAAACATGATGTGTGTGATATTAAGGTTATTTAGGTACCCTAGATAACGAGTAGGCCCTAGTTCGATTTCCACAAGTGTCATAGCTAAAAACCCAATGTCAGATGTACGTTGGTCTAAGCGAACCCAGCCATCTCCGTTAATAGTCTTATACAAGAACTCAAGATCAGCAAGAGTTCCGCGTTGCATCAAGTCAAGAAGATTGTCTACTGCGTCATCGCCTGGATTTGCATAGTTGTCTAACAAAGGTGACATAAGAGTTGCGCCATCAATATTAGCTTGGTTTTGCCCTAGGCTAATTGCTTTTGATAACGCTGCATAGGCGTTGTACTCATCGGTAGTAGTTGCATTTGTAACGCTAACAGCTGCTAAAGCAGCGTCAGCCGCAATACTTGCTTTCCAAGCGTCTAATATTGCCTTAGACATAGAGCCAAAAGAAGCAAAGTCATTAACACGATCAAGTACAATGCTTACAGACATATTCTCACCACTAGGAAACACTGGGAGAGCAGTTGCCCAAAACATGCCGGAAGATGGTGTGACGTCAGGGTTAATAGTTACGCTAGTTGTGTATTCGCTAGGGTTCCACAAAAATTGGAATCCAAAATCTCGGTCTTGAGGCGTTACAGATTTTGCTGCGTTAGCGTCTGCATAGCTAGTAGCAAACTGCTGACCACTATCAGCGTAGTGCCAAAAACGCCCGCGGCGTAAATTGTCGTCAATAGTCTTTGGAGCCACCAACCCGTTTTCATCCACTTTTTGTGGTCGGGTAGGTAGGCTTGCTTTGTGTGGAGGCAGATTAAACTTGGCCGTAGGTGGGTACTTTGGCGTAGGTACATCGCTAGATGAATCTCCACCGTTTCCGTTAGACCCGCCTGTAGGAGGAGGTTTTTGTCCCCCAGATGGTTTAATGGTTGATCCGCCATAACCGGCGCCAATCATCTGCTTTAAGGTTACGCTGGGAGCAGGTGACCCACTAATAAGGTTGTGTAGATCAGTTGTGTAAGTAATCCAAAGAGCGCCCTTTACTGGGTCTATGTAGTCTGCCGCTACTTGGAACTTTTGCTTGTAATCATTGTATTGAGCCACTACTTTTTTACCAGTTGCTACGTATGCTGTTATAGCTGCCGAAGCTTGGGGGATATTGATACCTTTGCTAATAAGAGCATTAAAGTAGGCGATTACTACATTGTTAATGCCAAGCTGATAGTCTTTGTAAAAGTGAGTAGCTGCCCACCAAAGGCTAACATCGTATCCCTTTGATTGGTGAAAAGCGTCTGTTTGTGTAGATTGACCATTAGGGTCGTCTTGCAAAATCCAGTTATTTATGTCGTTGTGCCCGTGAAAAGCCAACTGGTTTTGAGGAATGTCGTAATATGGTTTGTGTACAGTCTTAGTAATAAGTAGGTCTGTTGTTAGAAAGTTTTGGTTAGATATACTTAGCGTGCGGCCGTTTATCACATAAGTTGTGTCAGACCCCCCGTTAAGTAGTACCTTTAACTGCACAGCGTTTTCGTTAGCTTTTTCTAAGTCGTTTTGATACTTAGTTACTCGAGCAGCTACCGCTGCTTTTTGAGCAGGGGTATTTGCGCCGTTAGCATAAAACTTCTTAATAGCATCAGACCAACTAAAGTTAGCTGGTACGTAAGACTGAGCTGAGCTAGTTGGTGTTGCCATTAGTTAGTCCTCGCACTTGATTGTCCAATTGCTTGCTGTACAGCTGCTGTTACAACTTTTGTTGTCTGCGCAGCCGAATTAGGGCTTGAGGTTGCTGGAACTGTTACGTTA